CCTACAAAGCCCTCTATGATTGGCAGCACCGCTTTAATGCGGCTACAGCTTACCATACTGCGTGTATGTTGATGGCTGCTAACCAGGTCGGCAAATCATTGACCGGCTGCACTATTGACGCCTTTCATCTTACCGGTGATTATCCCGATGATTGGGAGGGTCACAAGTTCGAATCACCTCCTATGTGCTGGTTGCTTGGATACTCAGGCGAGAAGACCCGCGACCTATTGCAGCAAAAGCTATTCGGCAGATTCCATGGCGGTAAGTTTGAGGGTGGATTAATCCCAGCTGATAAGGTTGCACCGGGTGGCTGGCGATCAATGACCGGCACCAGTGGAGCCATGAGGGAGGTTAGAGTTATCCACAAGAACGGCATAGCCACTTGCCAGTTCTGGTCATACAGTCAGGGCCAACATGCGCTTATGGGCGATGTGGTTGACTGGTATCACATCGACGAAGAACCCAAAGACCCCGAGATCTATCCACAGGTTATAACCAGGACGCTAAACGGTGATAAGGGTAGAGGCGGGCGGGGCATACTCACATTTACCCCAGAGAATGGCAAGACAGAGCTGGTCTGTAAGTTTATGGATGAGCCTATCAAATCCCAGTACCTGCAAACGGCAACATGGGATGATGCTTATCACCTAAGCGACGACATCAAAGAAGCCATATTATCCCAGTATCCTAACTATCAACGTGATATGAGATCACGCGGCATACCCTTGATGGGCGCTGGTCTTATCTATGAGCACTCAGAACAGGTGACACGCTGCGAGCCATTCGAGATCCCTGCCCACTGGTATCTAATCAACGGCATGGACTTTGGCTGGGATCACCCACAAGCGCATGTGCAGCTAGCCTGGGATATGGGGGCCAATTGTTTTTATGTTATTCACGCATTCAAGAAAGATAAGATCCAGCCCTATGAAGCATGGGAAGTAATCAAGCACTGGTCTGAAGATGTGCCGGTAGCATGGCCACACGATGGCCTACAGCACGAGAAGGGATCAGCCAAACAGCAAAAGGATTACTACGAAGAGGCTGGCTTTGAGATGCTAGACGACCACTCAACATGGGAAGAGGGCGGTAACGGTGTTGAGGCTGGACTAATGGAAATCAATAATTTGATGAAAACAGGACGTTTTAAGGTTTTTTCTCACTTAATTGAGGTATTTGAAGAGATTAGAGGCTATCATAGAATATCAAAGCCTAACGGTAAGAGTGAGATAGTTAAGAAAGGCGATGATCTTGTTGATGCTATTCGCTACGCTTACATGATGAGACGCCACGCCATACAAAAGAACGACATTGGCCGCGAGTTTTATGATGACGATGATCACTTTGAAGACACTAACGCGATGGGATACTAATAATGTTCATTGATAACTACCTAAATCTATACATGGTCGACGCACTAAAAGAGAGCGGCATAGTGATCACCCGTGATGAGGCGCGAAGGATGGCGCTAGGCAAGGCCTGCATGTTCTCCTTTGATAAAGTGAGCGGCGATGTTGCTAATGTATGGCAAGACCCAGCAATGACCATCCCTCTACCTAATCCACTGCAGGCCGATTCTAATGGCGTGTTTCCTGATTATGTAGCCGGGGATAATATTAAGTTTCTGGTTCAGGACAGTAGCGGCAAAGCTATCGAGCGCTGCTATATTGGCGAGACTCCGGCTTATGAGCAGGCTGGCAGTGATGTTGTTCAGGTTCATCAGGCCGACAAGGCATTGGTGCCACTGCTGCTGCTGGATTGTTAAGGGTTAATAACAATGGCTATTAAAGAATTACTAGAGTTTGTCGGCAAGCAGAACATCGCCGAGGACATCGACGACGAAAAGCTAGCAATGCTAGGCATTCGCGTTAATCGCCAATTCACTGAAGACTGGGGATCAATGTCTGATTGGATGGAGGGCGTCGATGAAGGTGCCAAGCTGATGAAGCAAGAGTTTCGTCCTAAGTCTACGCCCTGGGATGGTGCCAGCAACTTCAAGACACCAATGCTATCAGAGGCATCTATTGCCTTTGGCGACAAGGCATCGCTTGAGATACTGCGCGCTAGAAACCTGGTGAAAGCTGATATTATCGGGCGCGACAAGACTGGCCAGAAGAAAGAATTAGCCGAGCGTGTCACCGAGGCCATGAACTACCAGGTTAATTATCAAATGAAAGGGTGGCGCAAGGACCAGAAGCGCATGCTCTACTCGCTGCCTAATGTAGGCTGCATGTTTAAGAAGACTGTATTTGATCCACTGCTAGGCACGACTGTATCCCATATTATTCAGTACCCAGACTTCGCCGTTAACCAAGCCACGACAGACTTAGAGACCAACCGATCTTTTACACAGATTCTTGACGTTGATCAGAATGGTGTTGCCGAGCGTCAAAATGCTGGCATATGGCTTGACGCGGAAATATACCCTGAAGATTCCGACGGTGACGAAGGATCCAATGAGCAGGCCGGCACCATTGATGCTGAGGATAATCCCGATAGATTCCTTGAGCAGCAGTGCTTTGCTGATCTTGATGACGACGGTATCGAAGAGCCATACATTGTTACCATCCATGAAAGATCAATGAAGGTAATGAGGATCATTCCTCGTTACGACATGCGCTCGTTTATGGTTAAGGCACCCAATGGCTTGGTGATGAACCTAGTCGAAGTGCTTAAGCGGAAGACCATTGCCGATGTAGAGGGGCAATCAGTAACACCGCAAGCATTGCCCGAGGTTGAGGATATAAGCGCACTCAAGTTAGTGCGTATTAACCCCATACAACAGATCACCAAGTATGGTTTTATTCCCTCACCAGACGGCACGTTTCTTGACTTAGGCTATTCGCACCTCCTTGGTGCAATTGCTCAAGGTGTCAACACCACAACTAATCAACTAACAGACTCCGGCACCATTAGGAATGTTGGTGGTGGATTTCTCGCTAAGGGATTCCGCAAGAAGATGGGGCCAATGCGCCTCAAGCCTGGTGAGTGGAAGGCTACAGATATTAAGGCTTCCGATCTTCAGTCAGGAATGATGCCTAATCCTAACCCCGAGCCAAGCCAAACCCTATTTGCATTGAATGAGAAGCTAGAGCAGCAAGGCAGAGGCTTCGCAGCGATAGTGGACACTAGCGGGCAGATACAGGCTAACACTGCCCCAACTACCGCGCTGGCAATCATACAAGAGGCGATGATTTCAACATCGGCATTGATGGGCCGGGTTATTGACAGCATGTCTGATGAATTCCAGATTCTATTTGATTTAGATAAGCGCGTATTCGATCCCGAGCTATACAAAGTAATACTTGACGATGAGAAGGCCAGCTCGGTTTCTGATTTCAACAATGAATCACTTGATATTGTGCCAACTGCTAGCCCTGAAATGTCGTCTAAGATGCAAAGAATGCAGCTTTCGCTGGCAGAAATGGAGCAGATACCTAGCGTAATTCAGGCCGGCGGTAATCCTACGCCTATAGTCAAGAACTTCTATGAGCGTATTGGCTCGGATAATGTTGATGAGATATTCCCAGAGAAGCCAACGGACGCACAAGCCGAAGAGATGGCAAGATTCACCGAAGTTCAACAGCAGCAGAACGCCCTAGCCGAACAGCAGTTAGAGACATCAAGACTACAAACCGAGATTCTGGGCAGAGAGCAAGACAGGCTCGACGCTGAGACTAAGATGAAGATCCAGGAGACTATCGGCAAACTAGAGAAGATGCGGTCAGAATCCATATTGAACCTAGAGAAAGCCGAAACAGAAGAGACAAAGAACCAAATAAGCGCTTACACCGCCGAGCTAAACGGCACCATTAGTATGTTAACTGCGATAGGAGCAGACGATGTTAGAAGAGCTAATAACAGAGACAAAGTCACGGCACAGCAAGCGGCCAATATCACAGGAGGTGTACAGTAAATGGCGAAGTTCTGCCGTTACTAAACGCCTTTTCGAAGACTTGGAGCTAGCTGTAATAAATAGCTTCCAAGACTACCTCCCCGAAAACTCCCGCGACGGTATCGTTATTCAATCCATGCTTAGGCAGGGAGAGATGGCTATGGTCGAGCAAGTCTTAGACTGGAAGCCCACTGGATTGGAGGATATGCACGATGAGGATTAAGCCATTAGGTTTCTACGTATTAATCGAGATGGAAAAGGTCGAGGAAGTAACGGCTGGCGGCATCATCCTAAACACCGATATGGTTAGCAAAGAGCAAGATGCCACTGATGTCGGTTATGTCCGCGCTATTGGACCTACTGCTTATCACGGGTATCCGGGGTGTGATTTGCTAGAAGGCGAATTATTGCCTTCTGCGAAATGGGGCTTAGAAATCGGCCAAAAGATTGAATACCGCCGTTTCGAGGGCAAGAAGTCAGCAGTAAAAGACTACGAGAATTTCCGTTACATTCCTGATAGCCACATCATTGGAGCAATAGACGATGAATGAAGCAGCCGAGCAAGAAGCTCAAGAAGTTGAGCCGCAAGAAATCCAAACAACCGAGCCAACCGCTGAAGATATTGCGCGTGAGGGTGGGTGGAAGCCTAAAGAAGAGTTTGAAGGGGCGGCGGGTGAGTGGCGCAGTGCCGAGGTATTCAATGAGCGCGGCGTGTGGATTAAGAAGCACCGCGAGCAAGATAAGCGCCTTAATGATATGGAGTCGTCGTTTAATACCCGGCTTGATAACAGCAATAAGTTGCACAAGGCTCAGCTTGAGACCCAGAAGGCTGATCTAGTCCGTAAGCGCGATGCTGCCATTGATCTTGCTGATCGAGAAACAGCCAATCAGGTACAGGGTGAGATCGATAATCTCGCTACTCCTGAAGTGGTGCCAGTGGTTAATAACGAACAATCGTTTCTTGATAACTGGAATCGTGAAAACCCCTGGATACTTCAGAACACACCAAAGGCTGCTTATGCCAAGTCACAGTTCGGCCACTATCAGCAGAGTGGACAAGATGCGCAGACAGCCCTGATTAATTCTGAGCGGGATGTTAACCGTGAGTTTCCCGAGATCAATCCGGCTCGTGAGAATCACCCAACACCTGAAGGCGGATCAAGGCCTGGTGGTAAGCGTGGTGCAAGAGCGCTGACTATGGATGATTTGACCAACGAAGAGGCGCGCATCTACCGCAGTATGGCGGGAACATGGGCGAGCGAGAAAGATTTCCTTAAAGCCGTACAAGATTCTAGGAGCTAGAACAATGAACGAACGTAAAAAGCCTGGGCCTAAGCCTGGAACAAAACGCAACACTGTTGAGCGTGGCCGCACCGGTTCAGATCTTCCCCCAGCCATGCAAATGTCTGACAAGGGATTAGTTGCCGGCTCAAGAGAAGAGGTTGCGCATTCAGCTGGTCGTCCTGCCCGTGTATCAATGGGCAATATGAAAAAGCTAGATGTGCCCGCTGGATTGATTGAAGATGGATATTACTATCGGTACTTCCAAGATCGTGAGGGCCGTGTAGCTCAGGCGAAGTCTGCTTATTATGAGCATGTCGTCGATGAGCAGGGAAATAACTTCACACGCCAGAGCGGCCCTTATACCATGTATTTGATGCGTTTACGTCAAGAATACCGTGATGAGGACAACTCTTTGAAACGCAAGCGGGTTGCTGCTACACTAGAGCAAGAGGCGCAAATTGGGGCCAACGAGTACGCACCTGATGATAAGGGTCGTGCTGAAGGCGGTAATAGCGCAATACGGCATCATTCTAGCGATAGCCACCAAGCATAAACTCGTCAAGCGGTTAGACCGACCGTAAGTTGATAGAGAAAATTAACGGGGTAACTCCCTTTCGTTTTTTTAATTAACTTATGGAGGTCTACCATGCCAGGTGGATTCAAACTAGCCAACACAGACTCCCAAGGAGATGTGACAGGCAAACAAAAGACGTTTTCAGTCTTAGCAGCTACAACCGAGGCTATCGCTTCAGGTGATCTTGTACGTATCGCCGGTACTGCTAACGCTCAAGGTGTCGCAGATGTAGCAATCGCCCCCACTAGCACGGCATCTACAGGTGTTGTTATGTCGGTTGACCCGACTATTGCCGGCGAGGCTCTTTCCTCAACTCATCACGTATCAGGCACTCTAGGCACAATTAAGGTCAATGTTGATCCTAACGCTGTCTATGAAGTCGACGTGGCTAATGGCCCGCTTGTAATTACTGAAGTTGGTCTAAACGCTCCCGCTGTTGTAACCGAGGCTACTGCTTCAGGTGGTTTATTTCCGTCTGTCATGCAGGTTAACGCCACCGGTGTAGCAACTACCTCCACACTTCCTTTGCACATTGTTGGTCTTCTTGAAGATTCGGCTGGTGTATTGGGTAACGTCGCCCTTGTGCGTCTTAATGCAACTACTGTAGCGCCTGGCGCAACCGGAGTATAAATCATGGCTTCTGGAACAATTAGCACAGGCTCATTACCCCGGCTATTACAAGACGGCGTAACCAAGGTCTTCGGCGACTCTCTAAAAGAGCACGACAAGAAATGGGACAAGATGTTTTCAACTCATCAATCGTCCAAGAACTTCGAAGTCGACGTTCAATTGGAAGGTTTTACTCGGGCGACAAGCAAAACTGAGGGAGACGATATTACATTCGATTCTCGCCAGCAGGGCTTTACCCCTAAATATCAACACACCACCTTTGCCAAGGGTTACATCGTAACTGAGGAAGCATTGGAAGATGAGCTTTACGGTCAATTAAATGACGGTGCTCGCGCTCTTGCTCGTAGTATGAATCTTACGAAAGAGATCGAAGGCGCTGCCATTTATAACAATGGCTTTGATGCTGGATCAGTGATGGTAGACGGTGACGGCGTGGCGTTGTTTTCAACAGCTCACCCTAACGGCCCTTCTGGTGGCACTTACTCAAACCGCTTAACCATCGATGCTGATTTATCAGAGACTGCCTTGGAAGATATGCTTATCCAAGTTCAGACTATGACCGATGCTCGCGGCCAACAGGCGGCTCTTCAGGCTCAGCGCTTGATTGTTGCACCTGCTAATAGCTTTGAAGCTCAGCGTATCTTAGGCTCTGTTTTGCAGAACGATACCGGCAACAACGCTACTAACGCAGTGCGTGACATGAACTCTGTTCGTGATGGCTATATGTCTAACCCGTTCTTGCTCGATACAGACGCATGGTTCTTGACTACTGACGCCCCACAAGGGCTTAAGTATTTCACCCGTCGCGCTGTACGCTTTGCTCAAGACAACGCCTTTACTTCAGGTAATGCGCGCTTTAAGGCAGATGAGCGTTATGTGTTCGGCTGGTCTGATGCTCGCGGTGCCTTTGGTACTCCAGGCTCTTAAACCCATGATGCGTCCCTGCTGGTTAAGTTGCGGTTGGAATCCGTGAGGCGCACAGGAGATTAAAATGGCACGATTAACAAAGTTCCCAAATGGCATAAGTTCGTTTCTGGTTGACTCTAACGCAGTTGAGAAGACCGCAAACTATACGGTGATCGTCACTACAGACTCCGGTAAGACATTTACCAGCGAGACGGATGGTGTTGTATTTACCTTGCCTAGCATTGCTATCGGTAACACTATTACTTTCGTGAACAACGCTGTAGACGGCGCGGCTGATTTAACTATTAGCCCCGCTGCTTTGGATGGTATCACCTACGCCGGTAGTTCAACCGACGATAAGGATTTGATCAATACCAAAGCTACCGCTAAGCGTGGCGATTTTGTCACGCTGGCCAGTCTTGATGGTGTTGTTGCATGGCAGGTAGTAGCGGCCCGTGGTATTTGGGCTAAAGAAGCAGCATAACTGAGTTTGTGAGGGTTACTTATGAAGACTCGCTTTGTACGTGGAACTCACAATGTTATCTCTGACATCTCCGGCCAAGAGTTTAAACGGTCGGAGATGGTTTATAACTGGAAGGGTCAATTAGTTGACCGAGTTACAGAATTTGAAGAGAAGCACCCACAGCTTCTTATTCGCGGCAGGACAGAAAGAATAGCAGTAACCGACGGCACTAGAGTTGAAGCCGCAGATCCCCCCTTACTAGATCCACCACTTAGCCCGAGCGATATGATATGACCGCCGTATTAACTGCAACAGCAAAGGATATTGTAGAAGCGGCACTGAGGCTAATTGGCGAGATAGACGCTAATCAATCCGTTGATCCTAGCGATACACAAGACACCCTCCAAGCCCTTAATTACATGATTAAGGGCTGGCAGAATCAAGGCCTTCACTTGTGGACAAAGACCGAGGGTATTCTATTCCTCGATGTTGGCAAAACTGATTATTTATTAGGCCCTTCTGGCGATGAGGCCACCAATGTCGATGACTTAATTACCACTGCCTTATCGGTTGCTGGCGTTGCGACTGACACCACCATCAACATCGACTCCTCTACCGGCACAACCATTGGCGACACCATTGGCATTCTGCTTGATGACGGCACTAGACAATGGACAACTATCGAATCTATTCCCGGCGCTCTCTCTGTTGTTATTCCGGCACCAGGCTTAACCGGCGCGACGGCTATCGATAACTCTGTATTTTCCTATACTGACAAGCTAGATCGCCCGGTAAGATTGCTACAGCTGCGCAGGGATAAATTAAACTCTACTGATGAAGAAATCGAAGCCGAGAAGTGGTCAAGGGAAGAGTACTTCGCGCAACCGGATAAAACGTCGCAAGGTACAATTAACAACTGGTATTACTCGCCGCAATTAACCGATGGCAGGCTTTATATCTGGCAGACAGCCAATGACGCCGACCAGGTTGCAAAGTTTACCTATGAGCGCCCTATAGAGATCACGCTTGATACTTCTGAGAATCCCGACTTTCCTTCTGAGTGGTTTAGAACGCTAAAATATAATCTCGCTGCTGACATTAGCGCTGAGTACCGGCTGCCACAGGATCGTCTGGATAGAATTGAACTAAAGGCGCAGCAGCTACTCGAGGGATCCTTGGGCTTTGATCACGAGCCTGATTCTATGTCTATGCAGCCATGGATAGGCCACTAATATGGCCAGGGTAGAATTAGATTTTGCCGACGGATTTTATGTCAGCCAGTCAGGGCCGTATCTTGAGAAGCGGGCGGTTAACGTTTACCCGGTAATCCCTCAGTCTTCAGCAGTCACGGCTAGGGCATTATTCCATACTCCCGGCATTGTCCCCCTGAATAGCACGCTATTTGGAACCAGCCGCGGCGCTCTTGTCTTCAGTGACGGAACACCTTATCGAGTTATCGGCGCTACGCTATATTCATTTGATCATCTTGGCAATGAGACAGATCACGGGGTTATATCCGGGTCGTCTGATGTTTCCATGGCGTCCAATGGAATTAATATCGCAATTGTTAACCCTACAGGCAATAGCTATTTCTTCACGCCGGCCACTGGTGTTTTAGAACTAAGTAATAGCGCTGGCTTTCTGGTTCATGGCCAAGCAACAAGCGTAGAGTTTAAGGGCGGCTATTACGCCTATACAACTGATTTAGTCTGGTTCTCATCTTCAGCAAAAACAATTAACGACGGCAAAGACTTCAATGGCTTGGATTTTGCAGACGCCGAGATTAACCCCGACTTAATTGTTAGAGGTTTTAATGACCATAATCAGCTGTACATTCTTGGCGATACGACTACGCAGGTTTATCGCAATATTGTTACTGAAGGTTTCCCGTTTCAGGTAATACCCGGGGCCCTAATCCCTAAAGGATGCGCCGCTAGAAACACGGTTATCTCTTTTGACAACTCATTTTTGTTTATGGGCGGCGGCATGAATGAGAAGCCTGGCATTTATCGTGCGCTCGGTTCTAGCCTTGAAAAAATATCAACTCAATCAATTGATCAGCTTATCCACGGTAATTCGGAAGAGGTTATAAGCAACGCTAGAGCTTTCTCATACGCCGAGGGCGGCAATTACTTTGCCGTATTTACAGTGGGTGATAACACCTTTGTTTACGACCAGACAACATCACAGCTATCTGGAAAGCCAGAGTGGCACGAAAGGCAGACAGGAGTGACCAACGGCACCGGGTTTCAGGCTTGGCGCGCTGTTCACGGCGTTAAGGCCTACGGCAAGATACAAGTTGGTGATGACAGGTCAGGCCTTGTTGGTGAAATAGATCGAGACACTTACACTGAATACGGTAATACCATCGAAAGATTTTGGACGACCAAGCCTTTTATTAATAACGGCGATGATATTTTCTCGCATGAGATCGAGCTTGTTATGCAAACAGGTCTAGGCGACGCGACAACACCTGATCCAATAATAAGAATGGACTACTCCGATAACGGCAGCCGGTCGTTTAATAGCGAGATCAGGAAGTCCATGGGCAAGGTTGGCGAATATAAGAAGCGCGTTCGCTGGTCTAGGTTGGGCAGAATACCGTTGACCCGTGTATTGAGATGGAAAACTACCGATCCGGTACCTATTAACGTGTTTGGCTTGTTCGGTAACGCTGAGACTACTAGCAGTGGCTAGTGATATTGAGTCGCCCACAAGAGGCGAGCCGATATTTGATCAATTCGGCCAGTTTACAATCAGATACGCGGAGTTTTTCAGTAAGACCGGGGTTTCTGTTAATGAATCTGCCGATACTATCATCATAATTGACGAAGATATTGACGCTTTAACGCTAAGAGTCGTGGCTTTAGAATTAAGAATGGCTGCGGTTGAGTTAAGAATGACAGCTGCCGAGGCTGATATTGTCGATCTTCAGGGCTTAACGGTAGTAACAGCAGTAGATTACACGATAGACGGCACAGTAACCGGGCACCAAACGATTGTTTGCACGGCGGAGATAACAGTTAGCCTTGATCCAGCTCCAAGCGACAGAGATACAGCGACAATTAAAGTTGGCCAGAGCAGAACTAAGGTAATTATTGACGGGAATGGCAGGCTCATTGAAGAGGATTCAACCATGACGCTAAGACGGCGAAATACGGAAATACAGATAGGTATAGATTTAGAGTTTTCGGCAGAGCTGGATAGGTGGATTGCTAAATGAGTATAGTGCCAAATCAAGAGCTTCAAGTTACGGCCTACGGTGACATAGCATCTAACCAAAGCACGCCCGTCATACAGGCTTCGGCCCAGTACGGGATATTAAAGGACGTTACTGCTGTGGCTGGCATCTCTGGCGTTGCGAATGCCGTTGATTCTAAGTTCCATTGCGAGTCAGGCACTAACGCGGCTGGATTTGGCGCTATAAGTACCAGTGAATCAATTGTATTCAGGCCCGGGCAGGGTGAAAAAGATCTTTTTAGTGCGCGCTTTTCTGCTGGGCAGGTCGGTAGTGAGCAGTTCGCCGGTCTAATTAATACCAATGAGGGTGGCGGGTTTGGCTATAACGGTGCTGAGTTTGGGATTCTTGTTAGAACTGGCGGCGCTATTGAAATACAGGAACTTACCGTAACAACTCCAGCAGGCGGCGCAGAAAACGCCACAGTTACTGTTGACGGCACGGGCTACACAGTACCCCTAACGGCTGGAACCACGCAATTTAACGCCATAGAGATTTCAGACTCATTAACCGCCCAGGTTGCGGGCTGGTTTTTCGAGGCTGTCGATAATCAGGTTATAGCCACCGCGTTTATAGCGCAGGTTGTTTCTGGCGCGTTTGCATTCACAAGCGGAACTGCTGTGGCGGCATGGGCGCAGGCTGCTGCTGGGGTTCTTCCTGTTGACGACTGGACAAACCAAGCTGACTGGAGCGAAGACCCCCTCCCTGCTCTTGAGCCAGATAAAATCAACAACTATAAAATCCAGATAGGGCCAAATATCGGCTATTTCAGTGTTCACGACAGTGAGACTAATAGCTATACGCTGGTTCACGTTATTAACGCCAACAATTTCACGCAGGATTTAATAATACAGAACCCTACTTTTGGTCACAGTTGGTACGCCCTAAATCGGGGCGCAACAACATCGGTGACGACAGAAGGTTCTTATTCCGGCCTTTATCGAGAAGGCCCTGATATTATAGTTAATGCAGATTCATCGATTAGGCATACAATAACAGGAGTCACCTCCACACCCGTGCCTCTTATCACCCTGAGAGGGCGCAGCGCCATATCAGATGTTATTAATCTTGCAAAGGCGATTATACGGGGTATTCAAATTACCAGCGATTCGACACGCACGTTGTTTGTCGCCATTTTAAGTGATGCCACTCTTACGGGGGCTGAGTTTCAATATGTGAGTGAGGCCGATTCTATTTTAGAGGTGGATACTTCGGCAACGGCAGTGACTGGAGGTACTGGAATATCAATTTCTGGTTTAACCTCGATAACTGATAGCAATTTAGATATATCGATAACTGCCAGAGAGTCGGTGACGATAGCCGTAAGCGTTGTTGGCGGCCCCGCATCCGAGTTCACGGGCACAATAGCTTATGTCGAGGATCTATGATCGCCGCACGATCAATACAAATAGCGGCTTGTGGTGTACAATAAGAACACAATTATAAGGTTGATAATGATCACATTAAAGCAGGCTGAAAGCGTTGAAGAGGTGGATCTTATATTGAGAGATCCCGAGTTATTCGACCGCATTGCCGAGGATGGAATAAAGAATTACCAGACGCCATTCGATGGTCATCAGCGCTATATGATGATAATGAAGGGTGATACCCCAATAGGGGTCTGGAATCTTTACCCTGTTAATACTGCGACCCTTAACATACATTGCAACATATTGGCTCCACATAGAGAGCACGGTAAATTAGCCGGCCATCTAATTCTCGATTGGTTTGTTAATGATTGCCCGGATCAGTATCAAAAGCTCAACGCTGAAATACCAAAGATTTATCCAGAGGTTTATCATTTTACTAAAAACTTTGGGTTTCAGGATGAAGGCATTAACAGATTATCAATTAGCAAAAACGGTCAATTAGTAGACCAGTGGCGATTAGGTATTACGCGGCAAGAAGTCGCTGAATCGATTCGAGAGGCGGCGTAATGTCAAAAGTTAAAGACACTTTCTTTGGTGGTGCTGAGAAGGATGCGGCAAAAGCGCAGGCAAAGGCGCAGGCAGCAGCTGCCGGGCTGACTGCTGAGCGACTGGTAGAAACCGAGGCGCAGGTTAGCCCGTTCATCTCCCAGGAGGCGGGCCCTTCACTTCAGGCTCAGCAGGCGATATCTGGTGCTTTAGGTCCGGAGGCTCAAGCCGAAGCATTTGCTAACTTCCAAGAAGACCCTGGCACCGAGTTTCTACGCGAGCAAGGGCTTAGGCTTGTCACTTCTGGCGCTGGCGTTTCTGGTAATTTAGGGGGTGGCGAACGGCTTAGGGAGCTGACTAAATTTAGTCAAGGCTTGGCGCTTCAGGATTTAGGCAATCGATTTAATCAGCTTGGCGCAACATCGGCAGGCGAGCAAGCATTAACTGCACGACAGCAGGCAGCAGCAACTAATCTCGGCAGCCTCAGATCAGGCCTAACCGCTCAGCAATCTAGCGCAATCATTGGCGAAGGTCAGGCAAAGGCTGAAGGGTTAGTGTCTTCTGCTGCGGGATTGCGGGGCGGCCTAACTCAATTAGCAGGCGGGATTGCTGGGTTTGGTGACGATGGCGGCGTATCTGGCGCATTTCAGGGCGCATTCGGAGTTTAATTATGGCTAACGGTTTATTTATAGAATCATTCAGGGGGGCTGGTACTTCAGGCGCTCCAGGTGTGGGTACTACGCAAAGAGGCCTGCAACTTGCAGAGTCTGGAAGATTGGGGCTTCAGGACACCAGAGATCAGGCTAGAATCAACTCCTTAATCCAGGGTGCTATTCAGCTGAATCAAATCCGCGACCCGCAGCAGAAGGTGGCCTTTCTTCAGAATCGCCGTGCCGAGCTAGAGCAGGCAGGCATCGGCACCGAAGACACGGACGAGGCCTTGGCGTTTGCTAATGCCGGTGATTTCGCAAGCCTACCGAAGACACGGACGAGGCCTTGGCGTTTGCTAATGCCGGTGATTTCGCAAGCCTGCAAGAAGTAACCGACCAGGCTATTGAGCTTGGCCAGAGGCTTTCTGGCGGGTCTAGCGCTAGTGCTAGCGCTTTTGCCCCTCAAACTATCCGCAAGATAGTTGGTGAAGATGAAGAAGGTAACGATGTTTTCCAGCTATTTGACCGTCAAGTGTTCTTTAATCCAGCGGATAACACCACATCGGTTAATGAGGTGCCAATTGAAGGTGATTTAGTTACTTCAACCGGCGAGACTATCTCCCAGAAAAGAACTGAAGAAATCAAGGCTGTTCAGGCCAAAAAAGAAGCTGAGGTTACAGGCGCTGCCGAGGCCGGGGCCAAGGTTGCCCCGCTGGTAGCCAAGACTAAGGCGTTTATTAATACGCAAGTTGCCTTAGCAGAGAAAGAGGCTGCCGATAGGGGCGAAGCGCTTACCGATCTTTCCAGGTTAACGGCCGCCCTCCCTGGCCTTAAGGATGTAGTGGCACAACTCAAAGAGCTAGCCCCAATAGCAACAAGCACACTAGGCGGAAGGGTTTTTGATACAGTCGTCAAAGAGTCTGGATTTGGCTCAACCAAAGGCGCGGACGCTCGAGCTAAGTTTATATCGATTATTAATAACCAGGTTCTCCCATTGCTTAGGCCTACTTTTGGCGCAGCCTTTACAGAGAAAGAGGGCGAGACATTAAAGGCCACAATGGGCGACCCTAATGCCACGCCATCGCAAAAAATAGTTCAGCTGAATAGCTTTATTGATCAGAAAGTAAGGGATGTAGAAATCAAGCAGCGAGAAGTTGAGCAAACCTCGATCCCGGCTGCTCCCGGGCAGCAGGCAGCAGCACAGCCAGCAGCAGCCCTATTTAGTACCGCATTAAATCGCGCAGTAACAGAGCAGGAAATCGCCGGCACTATAGCGGCTAATCCCGGCGTATCTCGCGAGCAAATACTTCAACAATTAGGCGTTCAGTAATGGCTGACTTACTAGCTGAATTACAACAGACTCCGCAGCCTGTCAATTTATTGGCAGAGTTGCCAGCTGCGCCACAGCCTCAGACTGCCGCTGATGTTAGGCCGGGCTTGGTTTCTCAGGTCATTGGAACTATGGGCAGTGCTGTCGGCCTTGATTTTGGCGAGACCGCAAAAACCACTGAGGCCGGTTTGATTTCAGCCGGCAGCGGATTAACAAAGATCGCGCGCGGTGCCGAAAGACTAACCGGCGTTACTCCTTTTGATGTTGCGCAGATTAGTCCG